CGATGGATAGGGTTGTTGGTTTAGTTAAATTAGAAACGACCCCGGGGGGATCGAGCCTGTAATAGCCGGTCACGCATCTTGACATATTGATCCATCGGCATGTTACGGATGTCTTCCGCACTTAACGTCTGGTATTCCTGTTGGTTATCCATTGGCCCAGTTGGGGGCGCAGTTACCTGCGATCCCCTAGGACGAGCTGGCTGACTCGTTCTCTGGATTGCTTCAATTATAGCACTACTCCGTTCACGAAGTACTTTAATGCTATTCTCGATATCTTCTTCACTATTACCAGTTACCAAGTCAATCAGTTCTGGAATAATATTTTCTTGCTCGGCTTGGATTCTCCGCTGACGGTAGGACTCAAGCTGTTGCATTTGACGCTCTTTTTCGAGCATAGCGTCTTGCGCTTGGCGCTGCTTTTCAAGATCAGAAAACTTCTGACCCCACTCTTCTTCCACCTGATTAATTCGTTGGTTGAATTCATCTTCTCTTTTTAGAAGAAGATCCTTGGCAGACATTTCCTCAATTTCTCGCTGACGAAGCAATTCAGCTTCTTTGCGAGCACGAGTTTCGGCATCTTTAATAGCTGATTCACGCTCACGACTCAAAACTGAAAGTTGTTCTTCCATGGTCTTAACACGCGTATCGGCATCTTCTAGACGCTTGTACATCTTGCCCTTTTCTTGCTGACGAATCTTTTGGACTTCTTCTTCAGAAAAGTATTTCTCTTCGGGTCGTGGGCTCTGTACAGGGGCCGGGGCCTCATCTACAGGAACTTGGATACCATCTTCATTGGCTTGCATTGACATTGCTGGACTCCTATTGGTTGGGCTTATCTTTTCTCAAATTTATAAAAACAGATTATTCTTCGTCTGGCACACGACGCTGGGCGAGCCTAGCTCCATATGCCTTTGCAACTATATTGTTAATCATAACATCTGCAGGACCACCGGTTGCAGCAGTGCCCGGTAAGGGGCCTTGCTGTTCTTGAGGTTCTCCTGCGCTTGTTACATTACCATCTGGAGCAGGAGTGCTGCTGCCATTAGGTCCGGGTAACAATCCGGTTGCAAGCATTACAGCTTGATTTATTTGTGCACGAAGCATGTCTAGTGCTCCCTGCTCAAGTGCATCATCTCGCAATTCTTCAAAGATTTCAGCAAGCTTCTCTCTTGGGAATTCTTCACCAAGAAGGCGCATTGCTCCTTCTTTGGATTCAAGACCCATTGCCATTTTGGCTTGAGCTTCGTTAAGCTTGATAAGAACATCAACAGGAAGCGGCTCAGGCCAATGAACAGTAGTTCTATATGTAAGTGGATCTGCTGGGTCTAGTTGAGTTAATTGGTCTGGTTCTGGTTGCTCAGATTTTGAAGGATCATACACAAGCAATTCTGGTTCAAATACAGCAACTGTACGAATAATAACTTCATTAATCTTTTCAAGGCCTTTTGTAAAGTGAATACGCTTCATATGGAAACGGTTCATCATTGGCTGGTATTGAATAGCCAAAGCTACGCCTGATGTATTAGACACTGGCTGGAACTGCCCAAGTGCTGTTTCAGGAACACCAGTCATTTCGTGCATAACACGCTTAAGGAAAGTGATGTACTCCATAGCCCCAGCCATGTTTCCATTTGATTCTAGGTTATGGACAGTTGCGTCTTTAGGAAGACCAGCCCAAACCTTCTTGGGCCCACGCTCTAATTGGCTTGCTTTAGCACCTGTAATGATTGTTACAGGTGCAGCATGGTAGTTAATAATGTCCGATACTTCGGTCATCTTTTCGTTCAATTCACGGTTAAGCGGAATGATGTCCCAGATGTCTGACTGTCCCCAAGGAGATGACGAGATGGTCATATTAGGAATGTGAACAATCGGAATAACACCAATAGGATTAGGGTATTGGTCAATTAACTCGTCGTTAATGTATTGCTCAACTGTGTCATCTGTAAGGATTTCAGTAAAGGTGTAGACCTGGCGAGTACCTTCAGAAGAAGTTCCCCAAAAGCGGTACTTAAGTTTAAAACGCAAAAGACGGTCACGGTCGTGAGGGTGGTACTCAGGAAAACAGTGTGCTGGGTTAATTGGGATAACTCGCACGCGACCTGAATGGTAGATACCTAGGCCGTCTTCATACGGTTCTTCGTAAGCAACCTTAACAAAGCAGTCACCAGTAACACTGGCAAGCTGACCCATTTCCCAAAGGACGTAATGTTTTGAGTTGTCTTCTTCCCAAACCTTATGCAACAGGTGTGGAACAATTGCTCCGTTTTGAGGAGGAACCCGCCATTGGACGCTTTTGCCAAAACAGAAGTTTGTAATGTAATCCGACATAGTACGGACGTAGTTAAGGGTGATATTTTGTTCACCCATCTCACGACGGTAGGACCAGTGGTGGCCTAGGTACCATGCCCAACAAGAGCTGTAACGGTTAAGGCGAGGACCGTGTACTTCAAACTCTTCGTCAGCAAGCTCAACTAGGCCAAGAGGAGAGATAGCGACAGTTAAGTCGCTAGACGAAGCACGATAACTTGGTGACCAGAAATCAACGGGCATTAAAATCCTGACTTGTTAAGTCTTTTGGGTTTCTTAATATTAGCAGGTATATCAATGTAAGTTAACGATTTAACCATGCCAGAAGGTACGTGCATCATGTTGCTATACAAATCAGCTTTGTTTTTAAATTGACAGAATGTAGAAACCAAAGACACATACCCTTCTTGTAAGTCTTCAAGAATCCAACCAACAGTGGTTGGAAGTACTGGATTAAAGTCATATTCGTCTTTGTATACCCATGTTTCATCACCATCAAATGCGTCAATCCATTCAATAATGGCAAGTTTGTATGGGTAAGTCATACAACAATCATACTTCTTACGAAGTGTACAACTTACCTCTGTACATAGCGGATCTGTTATGGAAAGGAACTTGTTCATACCAGAATGGTCCATCCCCAGGTTGGAAAGTAACAACACCAATACCTTGTTGCCAATCTTCCACAATGGTCATAGGTCTACCGTCCAGGTCGATGGATCCTTTGGTAGATGGGACGGCCCCGTCGCATCTGGCCAACGTACCAGGGGATGCGGCCATGATGGTCTTTTCACGCGACCGTTCTGCCCATTCACGCCTGTGGATGTGGCCGTATAAGACGGATGTCTTTTCACTGCCGAGGTACGCGTGCGCTGTCGACCCGTTACTCCGTACTTTTGTGCCGTGGATGATGCGGAGGCGTTCGTTGACCCAGAATTGTCCAGCCGGATAGCCAGGTATGTAAGTAACCCCGTAATCGTCGAAACGACAGAGATAAGGAATGCTAAGAACAGGCCAGGACTCAGGCGTATTACCTTTACGGATACCAAAAGCAGCTTTCGCGTTATCAAGAACAAAATTCACCAATCTTTCTTCGTGGTTTCCTGCAAGCCAAATAATCTTAGCGTTAGGTGCCGCTGCCCTTACTTGGGCACACAGCGTTGTAGCTCTATCAATAGAGGCTTGAGTTGTTAGGGCGTAAGCACTACTAAGTCTGTATTTACCAAACTCAGGGAAGTCAAGGTTGTCCCCAACCATCACAACTAGATCTGGGTTAAGGCTCTTAGTAATAGACAAAGCAATGTCCATTGCTGCTTCATCATGGGTGGCCTCTAATTCACCGTTTAAAGCACGGAAATAACCAATTTGCATATCTGGTAAAACTACGCAAATTTGATGATCTGAGATCTTTTCAACTTTTGCTTTAATTGCTGGGATTTTTACAGAAGGACCTGGTTGAACTACTGGCCACGCTGGACCAGATTCCCATGCAGGACTAAACTGGATACCAAACAAGTCATGAATCTCTGCATGACCTTCTTCGTTCTTTGTTAACGACTGGTATACAGACACTCTCTTTACTGAACCTACTTCAGCAAGATCAATGTCATTGCGCTTTAGTAATTCAGCAATTTTTCCTAATGAATAATTGTTATTGAGGTCATTTGATAGTTCACTCACAACCGCACCTTCCTGATAGATGACGAGATATTGTGCTTGAACTTATTTTGTAACCGTGCTTGTTAAGTACCTCAGTAAGCCACTGGCATGAATACACTTTGGCTTTACCGGATCCATTATCAAGTTTAATAAGTTCTACTGCTCGGTCTAGTGCCTCTAGTTCAACTTCTTGCATACGCGTTCGTAGTCTTGAAAAACCACAATCATTACGAACCGATACTAAGTTTCTCTCTAGAAGATCACTGACCAGGTTTGATACCTGCTCCATATTGTGCTCCTTGTGTGATTGGGTTTATGCAACCTTGTCGCCCACCTTACTATATGTAATCGTGCTTGTGTTGGAATTATTGATTTGCTTATAAACTTTATTAATTAAATCAAGCAGTTCAGCTTCTTCTTGGTATCCGCGTACAGACACTCTTGAAAGAAAATGGGCGATCATTGACAGATCTTGACGGTTCATAGACACTCCATGCACTAGGGGGGGAGTAGTCACTCTATCAAGAACCTTAGATTACAAAATGCAAAAAGGACGGAGCTCTCTTAAGGCTCCGTCCTTTTATTC